CGCCAAATTGTGACAGATCTTGAAATGAATCAAAGCCATAACGCGGCGCAAATCGCTGATCGCGTGATCGACGTTGGTTATCTGCAGCAGGCACCTCTGGTTTTGGCGCCAAGAGGGCAGCGCCCACTTGAGCCAATGTTCCCACAATGGTAAGAACAAGGGCAACCGTGCCAACTTCGTTTCTAATATCAAAAATTGTTCCAGCTTTAATATCGCTGTATTCAGACTGAGCCTTCCTGAATTCAAAATATTCTTCTTCTGTAATGTCAAGCGCTTCAATTAAAACGGTTTCATAAGGAAGAAGCTTTCGCATGACTATACTCTTAATCTTTCTTAGTTTAACGCTTCACGCAAACAAGGTCCAGTAATGAACGGCTGTTCCCATGGGCGTCCAAAAAGAAAGACCATCTTTCCTGATGGACAACACCCCGTCATTGAAAAACATTCCCACTCCAATTTGATTCGCGCTGGCCGATACCAATGCAAGGTCGCCATTGGAGGGACTCTTAACTTGCTTGCCAATTGAATGCAATTGCTCAAGAATCTTCCTCGTAGGAATCTGCGCCTGAGACGCCTCTTGGTAAACCCATGCAAATTCCTTGGCATAGTTATGCAATCCAAGCGAATTCCTTCCCTCCTGAAACAGGGAAAAGCAATCCACTTTCCCGTCAATGGAATAAATGGCTCCCCACTGGTAACTTAAGCCAATCAAATGATTCATCGCAAAGATATATCTGCGCTTAAGGGAAGAATTCCTGCGTTTTCCCTAGTAAAAGATTGGGCAGGGAAATTCGCATTGACACTATCCATTGCACTCTTAAAGCGCAATTCCACAGTTGTTTCGGAAAAGCTGGCTCCAACACCAATATACACTTCAGAATGGCCAAACATTTCCTGATAGTCACTAAACGACGACCCCGAAGAATTGCTCTCATACCAGACCGTATCCAGCTTTAAATAGGAAAGCCTATTGCCGTTGCCCTCCTCAACAAGTTTTACGGCAAAGGCCGAAAATGGAAACAACACTTGTAGTGTTTCATTCTCTCCGTTTAACTGAGCCGTGGCTCCCTCTGCTTGGAAGGGTGCATACAGGAACGACGGCTGGGCTGATGGAACGGGAGAACTACCCCTGATTACAGAGCTTTCTTCTGAATAAAAGAAGTTTTGAAAGCGCCTAATAGACAAGTGTGGCACAGCCTTGCCACTGCCTTGACCTCGTTGCGTTGCAATAAAAACAGTGCCAACTGTATTTTGAGAAGAACCGATGGAAGTGAAGCTGGTCGTTCCAACTTCTGTAATTTGATAAGCAACGCCAGGCACAAAGCTTCCGGCGCTTACAACGCTATTACGAGAAAAAATTGTTGCAAAATACGCAATATTGATCATGATCAAGCTGCAGGAGAGTAGCGAAGTTCGCCTATGAGAGTGAGTTGAACTGTGCTATAAGATGTTGTCACGCTTTCTATTTGCGGGGGCTCAGCATATCGCCAAATAATATTAGTCATGCGATTGGCGCGAAGAATAAAATTCTGACCACGATCACTTGCATATTTGGCTCCATAGCCACCAAAGATGTCATCAGGCAATGAGAATCCATTCACTGTTTGATTGTCATGATAATGATCCCATAATTCCGAAAGCGATGTTTCTGGAATATTGTCGAATGTCAAGGAGAGTTGATAGGCAAATCTTTGATTGCCAAAGCTACGACGAACAGTGGCTCCATTAAGGGCTCTATATTCTTTAATCGGCAGTTCGCCCATGGTTAATGAGCGTTGCGATGGGCGAATAGAAGGAAAATCAGCCATTAGCGGAGCCCTATTTGACGACGAGTGCCAGGAGAATTCTTAAGCCTGTTTAATGCTAACTGACTTCCTTGAGCTGCTCCTTCGCGAGCGGCCATTTTACGTGTTTCGGCCATTGCTGCTTGCAGTTGAGCCACGTCCACATATTCATTGTTGCCAAATTTAGTGGTTTGGAAGCTCATGGAAAGGACTGGTGACGTTGACTGCTTATTAGAAGCGCCGCCTAGCAGATCACGAGCAGAACCAGTGCCAAGCTGAACTGGAATGCTCTTGCCATCAGGGAGGGGGACAATGGCTTCGTTGTACTTGCCTTCGCCTACTAAGCCAAGAGTGGGGCCGGAGACAACGCCGCCATTGGCAAAAGCACGAAAACCGCCAGGGGCAATGCCACCATTTGCGTAACCAGTGGTGACTCCGCCGAATGTGCCAGCGCTAGCACCGAAGAATGCGCCCCCGCCACTAATGCTATTACTGAGACCAAGAGCGTCTGTGCTCTGGAAAGCATTTGTTGCAACTTTGCCACTTGCATAGCTAGGAGTGGCGCCTCCGCTGCTTCCTCCACTCAATCCAGCAAACATTTTTGCAATACCAATAGCAATGTAAGTGGCAATCATTTGCGCGGCAGCTTGAGAAAGCGCTTGGCCAACGCTTTGTAAGAAGTTGGCAAATACTTCCTTGGCAGTAGCAGTGCCGCTGATCATATTTGCTACGCCCTCTGTGAGGACATTAGCGAAAGCTCCACTTACGCCTTGAATGGCGCCTTGTAGCCCTTCAAACACAGCGCGAAGTTGCATTGCTGCTGTTTCCATGTTGGCAAGCTTTGTAGCGTAGTCAACGTCACCTTCTGTCTCTGCCATGACGCGCTCGAATACCCCTGCGGCACTTCCAGTAAAGCCTGCTCGCAAACCGCCGCCAATCACGCCCATTTCTGTTTGCTTGTTTTCCAGTGACTGACGCAGCTCCTGTTCTTTTCTAACTTCTTTTTCTATGCCAAGCAAGCGATCAAGTTCCCCAGCTAGCTCCATAATTTTATTCTTTTTTGCCTCAGTAAGAGAAATATCCTCTTCCCTAACTCCCTTTAATTGCTCAATTAGCGCTAGTTCCGCTTGTTGAGTTTTTGTTATTTCTCCCTCTGCGGTATTTAAAGCGCTAATTTCCAGAGTGACTTGCTGGATCTGTTTTTCATAGTCTTCTGTAATACCAAAAAGATCTCCCAATATAGCCTTGTTGTATTCATACTTCAGGCTGCTGCGTTCACTTATTGCAGTTTGATTAGCTTCAGCCATCGCAAGCTTTGCGTCAGCTTCGGACATCTTGCCCTTTTCTTCCCTTACCTGCTTAAGCTGCTCTTCAATAATTTTGAGCCCATATTCGTATTCTCTAGAGGCAATGTCTAATTCTTTTTGTCTAGTAGTCAATTGGTCGCTAGTTTCAATGGCAAGTTTTTCTTCTTTTAGTCGCGCCCTAAGCACCTCAATCATTTTGCTGCTGTAATCGGAAAGTCGAGTTTTCTTTTCCTTTCCTGGCTTGTCGCTGCCAATTGCGTCAAGCTTTATTCCCGCGCCAGGTCCACCAAATGTCAAGTTTTGCGGCGTTGTAGACGCCGCCATGGCTGCACTGCCACCAGTGGCTTTAAATTGCTTTTCCGCTGCTGCATATCTAGCGGCTGCCTTGTCGTATTCAATCTTATCGCTCATATAACCAATACCGCCTTGCTGGAATCTGGTTCGACCAGGCCCATGCTTTTTCATTAGCGCGAATGATGCATCCATTTCAGCTCGTGCCGTAGAGGCAGTCGCAGTGCCAGTCATGATGCGTAAACGATTAATCACTTCTCCAATGTATTGGTACACCGGCCCAAGCACTTTCATTATCATCTGCCCCATCGTGGACGCCGCATTAGCAATGCCGGAAAATATAACGGAAAAATCTTTTCCAACTTGAATAATTAGCCCTCTATTTTCCGTAACAAAATCAGTGATTGATTTGATGGCTTCTGTCGCAAAATCTTGGAATGCAGCTCCCGCTGGTCCCAAGGCAGAACCAATGGCGATTTGCATGTCGCTCATTGCCTTTTCTAAACGACGCCCCGCAAATTCAGGGGCTGTAGCTATCTGTTCTGAAAACTTTGCATAATCTTGATAGTTCTTCTTCGCAAATTCAACAAAATCTCCTACCGTCACCTTGCCCTGTTCTAAAGCTACTTGCAGCTCCTCAAAGCTCATTTTGTTTGCTTGTGCAAACTTAACAACAGCGCCGGGGAACCTTTCGCCAAGCTGTCCTCTTAATTCTTCTGCCTGTACTTTTCCTTTGCTGAAAATTTGTACAACAGCACGCATGGCTCCGTCTACATCCTCCATTGAGCCGCCAACGGAAGATACAGCCAAGACAACGCCTTCAAAAATTTCTTGCGTTTCTTTAATGCTCATGCCATATTCTTTTGTATTCACTCGCAATTGAGTGAACTGGCGATACACTTGCTCTAAGGGAATAGCAAGAGTGCTACTGCTTTGAGCAATAGCTTGTTGAGCAGTAGCAAAATCGTTTGCATCAATTGATGCCAATGCAAGGCCGCGTTGAAGTTGGGCAATATCTGATGCGCTCTTGGCCGCAGCCGCTGCCATCGCAGTGATATTGTCAACAATTTGACCGGCTGCAGCCCCTGCAAAGGCACCAGGCACTCCTCCTGCTAATCCGCCAACAATGCCCCCTACAGCACTGCCAACACCACCACCAAGGCCTCCCCCGTAAAGGAATGCTCCACCAGCGGCACCCAAACGAGATCTTCCCGAAGGGCCAGTACTTTGTCGTTGATTTATATTTTCAATTGCTTTTTCTGTTTTAACAATCTCCTTGGTAAGCTCTCGCCATCGCGCTGTTTCTGGAGCGATTAATCGCGCTTCATTTTTGAGTGTTTTTAATTTTGATTCGTAAGCAGCTAATGAATAGGGAGAAAAGGCTTCTGGTTTTGGACCAATTTCCCTTGAGGCATTAATAGCCTGTTTAAGACTTTTTTCTAGAGCATCAAAATATGTAGGGCTTCCAAATTGATTCGCACTGCCACGAATAGGACTCGCAATTTCCGGAATGGCACCACGGGCTCCCATGCCAGCCCGAAACTCCATAACACCGCGCTGCTGTGCTGCAATCTTCTTGGATTGAGCTACCGCCAAATTAAAACGCTTATCCCAGTCGTCAACTTCAGCCTGGAAATTTTTACGGCGTGCTTGATCTTCTGCTCGTAACTGCTCGTTCGCGAGACCAAGGAGTTTCTTGTTGTAATCTTCCGCGGCTTTACTGGCTTTATTGGCAGCAGCAAAATTGGCATCAATTGCCTTGTTTAAAGATTGATATGCTCTGTCAATATTGGTAACTGCATTCCTTGCGTCTGTTAACTCTTTCTTCAGCTTGCTTAAATCTGAAGCAGCCTCACGAAAACCATCCGCGCCAATTTCAGCCTTTTCAAATTCTTTGGTGACGGCTTTAATTGCTTTTTGAATGTCGCTGATAGAGCGACCAGCAGCGCTAGTATCTGCAACAAAGCGAATTCTATACTCAGACATTTCTCACCTCCTCAACGATTAAAGAATCAACTATTGTATTAAGTCTAGAAACGGTGGCATTAGTAAATGCACGAGCTGGCAAGCTCCGCCCATTTTTACTCCTATATCCGTCATGCACCTCTAAAGCATACGATCTACCCTCTCCTCCCGTCCAGACAAAATCAACAGAATATTGACTTTCATTTTCACGAGTTTGACTATCTCTTAATCCTCCCAGGTCAACAATATCACGAGGCGAACCAACGTCGCTTCCGTTTGCTCTAGTAGTGTCATTTGGCCAGTCCCACTTAACTGCTTCAATCTCTTCCTTAAAATCTTTTTCAGCCCAATCCATTGCCCTTTCAAAAATACGACCAAAGGCGTTCTCAAGATTAACAAGGCGATTGGTTACGTCGTCTTGAATTGACACTGAATAGTTGCTAATTATTTTTGTATCCTAACGAAGTTCAGCCCCTATCATGCCCACAATTGCAGGAGGCATTTTTTCATTCTTTAGCGCCCACTGCAGCGCATCTTTAGTGCTTTCTTTAATTGATTCCGCGCCATCGTTAAGCTCAAACGGTAAGAATTGATCAAGCTTTGCCTTGTTTCCTTTCCCTCCCAAGGCAGAACAAACAACCATGGCAAGCTTAGCCGTCGAAACGCTTGACGCATTCGTTCGCCTTTGCATTGTTTCGTAATAATGCTTCAACACATCTGCCAATAGCTTCACTGGCAGTCGTGAAAAATTAGCTGCTTGAAACAATGGATCGGAAAGCTGAAGGCTTGTCAATTGACAAAACACTTCAGTCCAATCCGTCGCATTATCAAGGGCATGTTCGGCTTGCTCGGCAAGCCGCTCTATTAGTTTTTTGCTTCTTCCTCTTCTTGCTCAGCAATGTCTTCAATGCTTTTGTCTTCTGCCGCCATAAAGGCTTCAGCTTGATCAAGAAGCTCTTTGGTGAGCATTTTTGTATCTTCCATGGACCAATCATCAGTAGGTGTCCACTTCTTGCCTTGCAATACTTCACCACGATTCTTGAAGAAGATGGTAATCAGTTCGCCAAACTGCTCACGAGGAGAAGGAAGCGATGCCATTAGTGAAATTGCCTCTTCAGAATATTCTTGAAGCACGCTCTGTCCGTCTCCACCGTTTTGCAGCAATGCAAAGGCCTCTTCTTCGTCAATGCTTTTTTCTTGGGCAATCTTCTTGGCTAACGCAATGGCGCGAAGTGTGAATTGAGCCCGCTTTTGACCTTGCTCTTCCCTCGTCCAGGCTTCTTCTGCTAGCCAACTGCCATATTTCCGCAGTCTCAAGCAATCGCCAATTTCCTCATACTCCGCATTGCTCAGCAGAAAAATGTTGGAATACTTGCTCATAACAGTCTCTATTGCAACGGAAGTCTAGCATTAAGAATTCTCATTGGCACTCCATTGCCAATGGCTTTAAATGGCAACGCCACTTCCAGCTCTTCTTTCCCGAAATTTAGAACAATGGAGGATGGACAATTAACAAGAAAGCAAGCTAGGCCAGCTTTGACAAATAAATCGTCTTTGTTCACGTCAAAAAGCCATACTTTCTCGCACCTGCTTTTAACTAGCTTCATGAGCGAGGGTACACATTTAAAAGCTCTGTGTCTGGAATTCTAATGCGATATTGTCCATATATCACATCAGTTTCTGGTCGAAATGAAAACTGTGCATCAGGAAAACGCCTAGCCATTCGCTCTGATGCCTGCGACAATGCAGAAGAGCTGGTGGTGTAATCAATAAGCACTACAGTCCATTGCTTATTGTTCAGCACTTTTCCCACCATAGCCCTTGGGCTAGTAGAAGGAAATTCTTCAATTGTCACCTCTAAGCCTTTTACCTTCCATTCACTAGGAACACTCTGTCTGCCCACCACATATATTGCAGGCAGCGTTGATGCATTGGGAAGCGTGTAAGTGCCAATCAAATTAGGCGATGCAGAAAGCAGTTCTGTAACCGTTTCACGCAGTTGAGAAATGTTCATTAAAAAGCCTGCCCCGTAGGGACAGGCTAGCGAATTAACTGCTAAAGAATGATCAGCTATTGGGGCTGGTAGGAATGAGGCTTCCAGTGTTGGTGGCATTCTGGTGGATGCCAATGCGACCACGGCTGGCAAGATCAAAAGTGACTTCCACGAGGTTATCAGCGGGATAGCTCTCGTTGTAGTTCATCACGCGAGCAACATATGCCACTCGGTCATAGTAGAAAGTTGTACCAGATGAACCAAGCTGCTTGTTGATTTCCACGTACACTTCAGCGTTCTTGTCGTAACGAGAAGAGCTGATCACTTGGAATGCTTCGTCAAAGCTATCGGGAACAAAAGTCGTACCGTCAACGTCCTTCTGGAAGTAGGTGGTAATCGATGCAGTGGCCTGGCTGGTAACAATCACGCTATCAGCAAAGCCGCCACCACCCAGCAGGTAGAATTCTTGGTTGTTGTCGTTAAATGCGACAGAGGCAGTAGTGGCTGCCTGAAGGGTGTAGAGAGTGGGAGCGCCGCTAACAGTGAACGTAGCGCCGGACTGAGTGATGGTAGGACGGCCAGTGCCGCTAATAGAGCCCACGCGGACAATCACGTCCTGGCTCTTCACTAGCTCAGTGGGATGGTAGAGCATGAGAAATTCCTCAATGGAAAAGAAGAG